GCCATTAAAGGATGAAGGCACATACTTTCTGCCACTCTCTTCAATGACAAAACCAGTAACTTCATCATATCCAACGTCAACTGATGCTTTGGCAGCACTGGGCTCAGCAATAAAGATTTTGGGAGGGAATTGCTCAGAATATCCTGTGCCAAAGTTGGTAATGTTGATGTCAGTTATCTCACCATTGAAAATAGTAGCAACAGCAGTGGCTCCTCTGCCGCCAACGGCATTGCCATATGCATCTTTTCTATCATCAACAATGTAGACGGATGGAGCATCTTCATAACCCCTACCTCCAGTAAGAAGCTCGATATCGGTAACTGCACCAGATGCAACAGTTACATCAAGCACCTGAGCGCCTACTGGATCGATAACACGGCATCTAGGAGGTGTTGTATACCCACGACCTCGGTTGGTAACTGTAACAGTAGCAATGCCACCATTGGAATCCAGAGAGCACTCTGCCTGAGCGCTAATGCCGTCAGCAGGAGCAGGATCGATGTAAATAGTTGGAGGATTGGAATAAAATACGCCAGGGGCAGTGATGCCAATGCTATCAACATTTACGCGACCTTCGGAGTCGATAGTGGCATCGGTAATTCTACCACCACCAGGATTCTGGAAGTTAATAACTGGAATGAAGTCATATCCCGATCCAGAGTCGGTGATATTGATGCTGGTGACCTGACCAGTCGCATCATCAATTTCTATAGAAACCTGAGCTTGTCTGCCATTAGGGTTTGTAGGTGCAGTTACGGTTGGGATCGGGGGATTGTATGATGTATACCCCTGACCACCAGCAATAAGATTGATATTCTTAATACCACCAACCAAACTATTAGCACAGGCAAATTCTCCTGTTGTGTCGGTCTGGATAGTTACCCTAGGAGCAAATTCCAGTCTATATCCATTACCACCTTGCTTAACAAGGACTTTAGTCAGTTGGTTGTTTTCAACATTACAAACAGCACTTGCGCCAGATCCAAAACTGGCAGGCACAAATTCAACTGCTCGCACATGCATGGTATCCGAGGATCCCAATGCATACTTCATGACAAGGTTGTCATAATAAACGTTATATTGCTCAAACGGACGCTGGAGTTGACCAGTGCGGTTAACAATCAGACCAACGTCAGAAATGGGGGTATATGCTTCCCCATTCACCCTCAGAGGATAATACTTAGACTGATCCCACTCAGACAGAGGAATCTCGTCCATGGTGACAACAACTTTGTCAGCAAAACCAACCAGATAGACGATGCTAGTGAATCCTTCGTCATCGCCACCTACAGGGACCCTAGGGGGGTCTGTAAAGACGATATCGGTGGCATCGACGGTATAGTCATCCCCAGGACGTAATGTTTGACCATAGACGGTCACGATGAGGTGATCTGCTGATGCAGCGCTTACTGGAGTGCCAAGATAGGTAAGCGGGAATCTACGACGAGTGCCATCAAACCCAAAATAAGGGTTTTCTAGGAATTGCTTCTTTTTGTCAAATTCAAACGGAGCAATACCAGGGGTCAGAATAGAGTCAGGACCACGAGTAGTAGACTCATAGTACATGATCTCATTATCGACCATCAGGGTGCCATTTGTTTCCTGATAACCGTTAATGTCTTCAACAACGACCTCTGTGGAGTTTAGATCCACAGACTGCAGCACCGTAGTGCTACTGGTCAAATTATCTGAGGTATATGTGCTAACATCCAACCACTTCAACAAGTCGTTGAGGATGTTGTATGGTCTGCCGATTTTCTCCTGGGATTTGTAATATTCCTGGAGGAACGCGATAAGTTGTCTATCTTCCGACTTGATAAAGTCAGGAAACTGCTGCTCTACCCTGTCGGAAATTCTTAGTGTAGACATATTCTCAGAAGCACTCGTCTAGCTCGGGATACTGGAAGGTATCCGTGGGATATTCAATGATATTTATTGTCGATGTTCCACCGAAGTTGAAACCATTAAAGTTATTGGGATCAAACGTTGGAATAGTAATATCGTTGACTGTAAAGTCGATTGGGTTAACTTGAGGGTTTAGAATCGTTGGGTCTGTGCCAGCGGGGACCGTGAGAGATCCACCAGCAGGATAAACCACAACAGGCACCCTATTTGTGTTATCAGGAGTCAAAGCGATATTCAGAGGACCGACGCAAACTGTGCCAGATGCGTAGTCAACTGTGCCGACATTGGTATTCAAAATTACTTCTTGCTCGTCCCTAACGGTAACGAGAATCATATTACCCAGACCGTCGTCTCTAAGATTCACAGGGACAAGAGTTTGGTTATTTTCTAGGCTACTAAATGCTGGAGTCTGAATAACGCCACCTGCAGTAGTTCCTGCTGCCACAAGATCTTCAGTGTATCCAGTAGCATAGAATGTGCCAGATTTCACAACAGAGAAATTAGGAGCACATCCACCTCCCGTTCCGTTACCAGAAGTCGGGCTGCCAGAATAATTGTCTGGATTATACAGTGCGTTTCCAAAATCAAGACACTGGTTAAAGACTTGACCAAAATTGAATTCTGTCAGGTTTTGACCGAGAGTTACTTGAGATGTGCTACCAGAAATGGAAGGATCTGAATTGTCAATCACTGCTGCGAGTTTAGACGCTTCGATTCTTCCGTTGTATCTGTTGGCAGAATTCTGAGAATTGTAATCATCAATATTCTTAAGGATCTTAGTCCCAAGATCATTACCAGTCAGATTTGTCTTATTGCCGTTGTAGTAGACGTAGGTCTTCGGCAAGACATAGAAGACCTTGGGATCAATAACTTCGATTCCAATAGATGCAATCGAATAATCTTTAAGTTGATTCCTAAGTCTTGCTTTTGTCGTTTCGTTTAGAGTCGATCCAGTTTGGGGTCTGACTGCAATAAAAACTTTACCGTAGATAGGTGGATTGAGTCTCTCGCCACCATATGCAACAACGCTCTTAGATTGTGGGTAAAGTTGTCTAACGATGTTTTCATAGTCAGACTCCGTTACTGCTCTATTTTGAGTAGTGTAGAGTCTGGGGGCATTATATTTGATTGAAATTGGAGTTTCTCTTGGAGACCCGTCCTGAGCAGGAGTAACTGTCCTTGTGGAAATGGAGGATGCTGCAATAACTCTACCTTGTGAGTCTGTTGCTGTACCAATAAATTGGAAGTCTCTAGCACCGTTAGCGTCTTCGCCAGTGGTCCTAACATAATCAATCTTGACAAACTCACCATCAATCAATTTACGTCCGAGGACACCATCGCCAAAAATAAGACGATATCTGAGGTCATCTACTTCCTCAAGGAAATAGACACGAGAATTGCTATCTAATGCAACGGCACTCGTTGCTTTGTTGTAGATATCAATTTCGCTGGACTGCACCGAGGGAGAGATATAGACAATCATTCTCTCTGTGTCCACATCTTCACTTGGGATAACATATTCCTTTGTCTTTGTGTTGTTGACAATAAAGGAATGGGTCAGAAGGTTTCCCTGATAGATGGCAAGACACTTGAATGTAGCAATACCCGTTGTTGGATCAACTGCTGCAGTTTGCTTTGTCATGAGTGTGAAGATAAAATCTTCAACCACCGTTTCAGCAATGAAGGAATCTCCCTTTCTGAGATTCACAAATTCTGGGTAGGTCAAACCGTTGGATCCAATTTCTGTTTGGACATCAACAGTCACCTCTGCCATTGCGGCTTTGATAGACCTAGGTGTATAATTAAGTTGCTTAGCAATCTTGACAATGTTATCTCTAACAGTTGCAGTTTCAAGGAATGCTTCATTCAGCGCCATGTTGGCATTGAATGCTGTGTAGTAAGTATTGTATGCTAGAATATCCAGCAAATAAGACGCAGCAGATCCCTCAAAATCGTAGTCGGTAAATTCACTACGAGTCCTAAGGTATGATCTAATAGACTCTTTTATTTCAAAAAAGTCTAGTGACGTTACTTCTGATGGGATTGCCGACATGACTTACGCTTTCTCCAGCACGAAATCTACTTCTTTAATAATTTGCTCTCCGATAATTGTGTAAGTAAGTTTGACTTCAATCTGATTGTTGTCATACCCATCACGCACATCAACTCCTCTTACGGAGATTCTCCTTTCAAAGCGAGAGAGTGTTGATCTGATCTCGTCTTTAATTGCCTCTCCAGTAAACACATCATACGGCTCAAATAGCAATGCATTTACTCTAGATCCAACGTTATGCTGGAAAGGTCTTTCTCCAAGTGCTGTTTTCACAAGATTCATGACGGACTGCTTGATGGCATTCTCGTTTTTGACAGCACCAAAGTCGCGGGTATTTGGATTGGAATTAAACGTCATGTTAAAATCCCGATACCCGCGACTTACGTTTTTGTCTGACTTAAACTTATAGGGCATTAGTGCCAACGCTCAACGAAATCGTCAAACCCATTTTTACCACCACACCATTTTGAATAACGATCTTTGGGCGGATCGTTGGGGTGCTTATGCACCTTACCCAGGTATTTATCACTTCTAGGGTCGGTGATTAACACCATTCCCGACTTGATAAATTCGTTGCCTTGATCTGGAATAGGGTGATTTGCCATCTGTCTCTCCTTTAGGGGTCAACAGAACTTTTATAGTGGTTTCTATCACTACGAATTTATTTATAGTCCCAGGGCCAGTGGTTATTTGGTTTCTCCCACCAAAAATGTAAGTCTGTCATATAATCGTCATAATAGAGTGACACAAAGTCGCTCTTAAACTTGCTAAGCATATTTTCGCAAAGAGCAACAGTATAATAATTCTTCTCTACAAACTTTTCCATGGTATTGGTAATCCAAGTGTAGTTGCTACCTCGGATTACCCCTGCCTCAATCAACACAAAATTTTTCCAATCTAATACCCACTCTGCAAAGTTTAACTCAAAGTTAATTTTGTATTGTTGTGCATCCTCATCTGGGAATGGGACGTTAACTGACTCAATATGAAAAATCTCCCCATCCATACTCAGACCGTGAGACAGAAGTTGCGTCACGATGCCTGAGTAGTCTGGGGAGACACAAAGAAAGCAGGTCTTACTCGGATGAATGTCTGGTTTAGACACTTTAATCTTATAGATCATCTCTTCTATAAGTGCCATCTCTTGCTCTCTAGAGATGTAGAGTAAGTCTCTGCCGTTTGTCATTAGAATAGATTCAGTTGATTGTTTTCGGTTTTATAGGTCGGTGGGTGAAAAGCACAATACTCGTTGAATGTGATTTTCATTTCCTTCCAAGAAAGATTGCAATTCTCTGCTGCTTTGGGGACATTCCATTTGGCAGAGAAAAGCATCTCCATAGACTTTCTAGTCTCAGGTCTCATTTCTTACCCTGACCACGATAACGCTTCTTGCGACCGTTGCGAGAGGAAGCACCAAGGTGAGTATTCTTAGAGCAACCTTGACGAGTTTTCTTGGGGGGACCTTCGGTATAATTGCTGCGGACAAGTCCAACTTTTGCCTTTGCCATGAGTGACCTCAAACTACCCACTAATTATACATCATCCAGACCAAACTGTCATCGACCCATAAGCAACAACACTACTGCAGGGGTATGACCATCCTGGGAATCCGACGCCCAATGGATCAAGAATCCTTATGACAAGTCTCTTGAGTGCAAACGTGAAAATGGTGGTCGGATATGCCGTCCTAGAGTGTCCAATCCCTTTATCCTCTAGAGTTAGCACAGAGCATGGAATAGGGGTCGGCACGGGGCATACAGCGTTGCCACAGGGGCACATGTAGATGATGATGTTTGTGCATGTGCTCGGGTGGGGAATAAATGTGTCTCCAGCAAGCATGATCGGAAATCCATGCACCAAAACAGTTGCTCTGTCTGGCGTAATTGGAAAAATGGGGATCAGAGACAGAGGTGGCCACCAACAAGAGTATTCCTTGATTTTAATTGTCCTAGGAATAGGAGGACTACCACAAGATTGGGTGCTATGCACCACAGGAGGCAAACAGAGTCCATGTCCTGAGCAAGGAAGACCGTTTAGGGCGGCAACAGGTTTTAGAAGTCCTAATGGCATTAAGTTACACCTCCGATTGTCCTGCCATCGGTATATGGGTATTCATCTTGACACTCATCGAAGTAGGGGTTGCCCAAATTACGAAGTGTGCGACCGAGTGCTGTTGTGCCACCACTAAGATAATTCAATACCTTAAAGGTGCCAGAATACGGTCCCATCTTCATTCTATATTTACCAGTTGTTATTCTACTAGGGTCAATAGCAATAGAAACGTCGGCAACACTCTCTAGAGCGTTACAGGAGTGGCAGAGACCCGTCCCTGTGCTGCTCTGACCCGCAAAGAAGAGAGAATATGCTGTAGATGATGTCGGATGCGATATTTCGTAATAAGTCTCACCAGCAATACCATTTCCATTCGCATCATAACCACAAAATACATCCAATGGACCATCTGTGTTAGTCCCCTTCCTCACATAGCGGTCCCAGCAGTCCTCAGGGATGCCTAAGGGGTCTGTTGGGCATTGATTGTTGTTTACAGTGATTGCTGTGTATGATGCAGAGTCTGTGCCAGCGACAAAACCCTCTGCATCGGCAGTTGGATCTGTGGGACTGTAAGAATAGGTGGTCCAGAATCCATAAGTGGAGTTTGGGGTGTATCCAGCAACGTTATCTCCCAACCAAAGTTGGAATTGCTCCAATTCTGTAAAATTACTGCGATTGTAGTCAAATGTATTTTCATCTAGACCAGTTGGGACGAAAACTAGGTCACTAGAGTTGTTGGGATCACGATAACATCTTCCTTGGACGGTGCCACGACTACAATTCCAAGTTTTCTTGCCACCAGCAAGTTTTCGCCTTTCTGTCAAGCGTGGTTTTGGTAAATTATTCAAAAATTCCATAAATGCTTGACCCTGAGAGCCTTTTGTAGTGCCCTCAATGCTCATATGCACTTGGAATTGTGCTTCTTCCTCTTTTGAGGCACAATATTTGTAAGGAAGGTATCCATATGCGACAGTTTTGCCATATGTGCGAGAATTTTCGTCCTCATCTGCCGCCATATAGGCACATGGCATCTGAAACCACTTCTTGATGTTGTAAATTATCGGTTGATCGACGTAAATGCAACGATTTCCACCAAAAGCACCGTAGAGACCATTCAATTCATTGCTTCTTCCCTCAATTCCCTCCAATTCTGACCCAACACGAGAGTGATACTTGGTTTGATACTCAGCAGCACCGTCATTTTGCGCCAAAACGTCAAACATTGACGCTGGTGGGAATGCATCAGTCAATGGAAGACCCATTCTGATGTCAATACAGTCAGCAGGAAGCGATTGGCACATTGCAAACTTGCCATCTGGGTCAACTTCCGCCAATTCCATGTAAGTGACAGGCACATTTGTGGTGCTTCCCTCAGTTAAAGCACCAAAACTTTGCTTAATGATGTTTTGATAGTCACTCATGTCGGTCCCGAGGTTGTCAGAATTCAACATCGAGCTTAAAGCGTCTGGTGTTGCCTTAATATCATCGGATGTAATCTTAGTTTCGACCGTAATTTGACTTCCCTGCTCAGCAATGTAGACTATTGGCGGGTTTTGGGGGTCATATCCCCTCCCTCTCTTCGTAATTACGATCTTTCGGATCACACCAGACGGAGAAATGTCTGCAATTTTTGCTTCTGCCGCTTCATATTGCAAAACTGTGTCAAATTCTCGGTCAGCTCTGCCATATTTGCGAGAAGCTTTGGTCAAAATACCCCTTTGAGAGTTTCTTGTCCCCCTTGCAGTCTCAGGTTCGGGGAATTGATTGATCCCATCCTTGTATGCAGACTTAAATCCACGTCTAACATTCTGTGCAGTGTCCTCTGCAGAGTATTCTTCCAACTGTTGTGGGTCAGAAATCACCAAAATGGGGTTGATGTAACCAACACCACCATTGATAATGCGGATTTCAGTAACTTCACCCTCTGTATTGACCACTGCTTCTGCCTCAGCAAGGTCCAAAGTGCGGGTTGGGATCAGTGCTGATGGGTCAATCTTGACTTTATAGTATTGAATATTCTTTTCAAACTCATAAACACCCCAAAATGCGACCTTATCTGGGATTCCATACCCCGACAAGACCACTGCAGTCGCTCCATCAGCAGCAGTTATGCTCTGATTGTAGCTAAATTTGTTTCCATCAGCGCCATTATACCTTCCCAACTCCATATAACCGCACTTCATCTTGTCTCCGAAGTAGAAAACGCGGTTAATTATCCATCCTTGGAAGATTTCACCCTTCCTAAAACTACCAGAAGACGAGGTATAGCGGAAAAATATAGTGCGATCATCAGTCCCAGCAGTCTGAAACGACTCTTCTACTCCAGATCCAGCGTTTCCTTCTAGGGTGATGGTGGATTTTGTGGTCTTCCAAGCATCTTCGCGGATCTGATAGAAGTGAGAATAGAATTCTCGGTTGGGAATACAGCATGGATAGCTTCTTGTAGTGCCTTGACCGTCATCAGCAGTGCATGTTGAGTTGGGACAACATGCCCTATCACTCAATTCATACTGAATTCCGAAGAGAGGACCATTCCAAGGGTATGATGTGTCATACAAATAATACATGAATTGGGAATCATACCCAAATTGGAATCCCAAAAACCTTGGGACAGCACCTTTGATGGCGCCATTCAGTCCATACAACCATTCAAAGTTTGCTTGTGTGTCCAAAATAGAGACACCAGACCCTCCACCATGGACATCCCCAACAGGCCAACCGTATCCATCAGTAGCAGGAGTGCCAATATTGCTATTTCTTCTGTATCTGTCGTAGGTGTGAGTGGTTTGATTCCATGCATACCACCCAGATTTGTCAATACATTGTCCTGTAGGACCAATTTTACCAATGTCAATGATTTGTTTCTTCTGAGCATCCAGAGAATCTGTGCGAAAAACATAGCAAAGGATGCCCTGATACCCATATTCGCCATTCATGGCGTCTTTGGGGGGCACAGGACCGCCACTCAGGTTGACTTCTTGAGATGGGTCAATGGTATAGAAGTTGTCAGACTCGGCAGATCCGTTGTGAATGACGTTATCTTTGAAATAGTGATACAGTGGGAGGATGTTTTCACCAGATCCTAGGTAGTCTGCAGCGTCTGCAGCATTGGTAAACACATATCCTAACTTGCCAACTAACTGATAACTAGCATTGTTATCACTAGCAGGAGGAGTAGCAGATAATGTAAGAATAGAATCATCATTACTTCTTCCTCTATAATGACTATAGAGCGGCACAGAGTTACCAACTTGTTTCTTAAGAATAAAGAACGCAGGAATATCCCCTGATCGGGGCTCGGGGTTGTATCCCCTCAGGACTTTACGCCACTCCTCGTTATCACCTACAGCATCCTCTTCTCTGAGTTGCTCTCTGTTGGTATACTTGTGATCGTATTTTGCGCCGCGATACCATCTGTAGATCGGTTGGCGACTATACTTAAAACAATCTCCTACACAGGTAGGCTCTTCATCGCCAATGTAGTGGACATTATCCCTGCCGAGCGGCATCGACCCAGGACCCTGATCAAGGAAGGAGAGTGTGTATGAAGACCCATCGTAATCGATCATGGGTCTTTCATAATCTTCTCCGTCTACAGGGTTGGGGAAACTACGACCAGTTTCAAGGATATAGGCGGGCATTCATGTTATTGAGCTTCCAGTTTATTTAGACGCTCATACAGATCATCCAGGATCTCTTTGATGTTGAGATACTTGTCGCTTCCTGGTGGTTTGTATTGTATCATGTCCGCCGAAGGCGGCGGCAATTTGGAAAGAGCACCCTCACACTGAGCAACACGCTTTGAAAGATTCTCGATTGCTTTACCCACCTGTGTCAGTAAATACGCTAACTGATCAACCTCACTCTCCCCTTGGGGTGTAGTAGGATTCCCTGCAGGGTCATTGTAACTAATTGGATTCATTGGGTTAAACGCGGTTTTGGTTTTTCGCGGATTTTGTAATTACTCAGAAACTGACTTCCGAATAATGATAGATCCGTCCACTTCCTCGGAGTATTCTAATTCATCCCCACAGACCCATCCAGTTTCATCAAGTAACTCGTCGGGAAGTGTGATGAAGCAATCTCCATGCTCATCTTCCTCTACTGGAAGGATATATCTTTTACTCATAGTCATTGCAATACCTGTCAAATGTATGTAGTAAAACAAGAAATTGACAATATATGCAAATAGTGATGAGACTGACTATTTGCCCTTGAAGCGTGTTAGAAGTGCCTTGTAGGCGATTCTAGAGGTCTCTGAGAGGGTAATCAGAATATATTCTATTTGCTCTTTCATCGAGACCCTGTGGGAGATTTTCATACCCCCAAAATTTTTTTCAGTGGGGGGGACCCGTAGTTTCATTTGATTTCCCTCGGAATAACTCGAAGTCGATGCTATACTTTTGTAGGTTAGCGATAGGGAAGTTTTTATATATCAACCCCGCAATACTGTCAAGGAGAGTATAACTAACTCTCCCCAACTCCTACATCATAGCATAGTCCTTCAGCAATGTAATAGTCGCAGAGTTGTTGATACTGAGTGAGGTAATCATCCAGGTCTAGGTCTATCATCCATTGCACCATTTCGATTATCTCATCAGGGGGTAATTGTCCCTCATCGTATAGATCTAGGAGCATCTCTAATCTATTAGGAATGCTCGCAATCTTGCTACCGTAGGTGTCACTCATGCGCCTGAGAATTGCTTAGCGTCACTGATAGCGAGTTGCTGAGATCTAAAGGGACCATACTTAGGACAACCATCGTAATTGTATGCCCAAAAGTATTTGTGAGACTTCTCCCATACTCTTATATCCACTGGGGGAATTGTAGGGAGTTGGATAGTCTTACTCATGACCAGTCTCCTCTACTATCCTCTGAGAATTCGGGTGCTTGTCTATCATCGAAGAGATCTAAATCATCATCAG